GAAGCGTCTCTGAACCACATAGTTAAGTTAGTATCATTTCCTTTAACAATAACAGAACTTCCTATAGTTAAAGTACCAGTCATTACATCACCAGTTTTCAGAACATACCTTGCATCACCCGCATCTTGGTTTAAAGCTAAAGATGGTTGAGAAATGTTATATAGCATTGCAACATTAAAGTGATCAACATCAACATTATCGAGTGTATGATTATGTCCTTGACCTGAACCTAATACATTTGTACTACCAGTAACGGTATGACTATGATCACCAGCGTTGTTAGTTGCACCTTCACCATCTGGACGGTTTATACTTGCACCATCAGCCCAGCCAGTACCATCACGATTATTTGATAATGGGAATCCGTGAACATGACCACCAGTAAAATTAGTAGTACCTGTAACAGAGAAACTATGTGGTGGTAATTGTGCAATACTCAACGCAGTATTTCCAATTGAACCGGATGCAGCTATAGTAGAGTCAGTTTTGGTTATACCTGAAGTACTCATAGCTTTTAAATAAGCATTCTGGTTTAAATTCGGAACACGTTGTATAACATCACCCGTAGATCCTCTCCACAGCCAGTAATTACCGTCTGCAAAGCACCAGCCAGTACTTGTAATATATGGTGCAGCTTGAGTACCGTTTCTTCCGTTCTGTGAGCCAGTTGAACCACCCATTTGTTCACGGATGCTTGCTGGTGTTTGTCCAGAAATTAATGAATACTGAGTAATAGAACCTGGCGGTAAAGAAGTGAACAAACCATTACCTGACCCACTGTTACTACCAGTAGGGAAAGTTATATATAATGTGGTTCCACTGATACTTGCGGTAGGTACTGCACTGCTGTTGAAAATAACAGAATCTACTTTAGTATTGAGTCTGTTACGAATATCTGTTAAATCTTGTTGAATTGGATTGATAATATCAGAACTTGGAACCCAAGTAATCCATTGAGTACCATCATAGTACTTCATTCTTTTTGCATTTGCATCAAAAATAATTGCACCTGGTTGTCCAACTGGTTGTTGCACGTTAGGCATAATAACTGATGAAGCTGTTAAATTTATATTTCGTGGGGCTGTAGGTGAGCCACCTTGAACTTCAAATGATAAGGATGTAGTACTCGTTACCTTACCACTCGGATGATTAATACTTAAACTCATACAAAGTCCTCTTTATGTATAATTATACATTATTTATTAAGAGGACTTGTGTTCTTTACTTATCAGTCAAAAAAGCAAACAATGGTTCTTCAAGTACCTTACCAATAAGGTATTCTACATTACCTGTCTGTTTAAATTCAAATACAGCAATTGTATTATTGGTATGTTTATCCTGTAGTTCAATCTTATCATTATCAATTTCAATAATATTAGTTTGAACACCTTCTGTGTTGAGGAACACCCGTGCACTTCTTGCCATACCAATTAACTCATAATGAATTTCAGATTTAAAGAAATTCATTTCAGATTCAGTCATATTGCTGGTGGATGTTCTTTCATAACTTTTAACGAGGAAAAGACTAATTCCGAATGAAATACCGACAGGAAGTACGTACAGATGTTTACCTTCTTCCATTAGTACAGAACTAATATCTGAACCAATATCAAGGTCAGTTCTTTTGTATCCATGAGTACTGTAATGTGTAAGTGCTCTTGCAATACGATTAAAGTTAATTTGTTTCATATCAGATCATTCTCTATATCATCAAATACTGCATCAATTATATTTGCTGCAAGTTTCTTTGAAATTTTAAACCACTCATTTTTCTTATGAGCACCCATCATTTTCAAACGCTTATGTACTTCTTGTTCTGCACTTTTGGCATCTTCGAAAAGTACTTGATGATATACTTCATAATCCCTGAATGGTGAACCAGTTTGATACACTCTAAGCCGTGATGTCATTTCAGACTTAGAAGTAAATCCAACTTTAACCCATTCTGGATATGCAGCATTAGTAATAACATAGCAAATCTGTGACATAACATAACTCTCCTAATATTCAAGGTGAGTTATTTAGTCCATTATTTTTTCCATCTGAGTGTATACAGCGTTTAAACGAAACATTACATGTTCATTCCATTCATCTGAACTGAAAAATTGTTCTTCATCTATTTCAAATAGCCAGAAGGAGTTTCCTTTGAAACGTAAAAATAAACTTTCATCACCAGCACAGGGATGATATTCAATCATGTGGCGTGGTACACCAAATTCACTGTGTAAAAGATTTACCAAATGTTCATAGGGCATTCCAACGTATTCATCTTCATATACGTCTACTTTAGCGTAATCTGTTCTTTTTATTTTAGGCATTAGTATCTCTGTAGTAATATATTTGCACCTGCAATAGTAACCATTTTACCTGGGGTACTGTTTTCAGTTGATTCGTTTATCGTTGCAATAACTGGTGCATCTGGATTACACTTCAGAAGATGTTCTCTGTACTTAGTTAAGTACTCAGAGTAACACATTTCATCAATATAACATCCTTGTACCAGATTCATATACGTGTTCCAGTTCACTTTATAAGTACCGGAACCTATAGCTAATGTGCATGTTTCTTCGAATACCGCTACCAAATCGTTAGAGTTCAAAAGTATTTCACAATCACTAAAATACGATTTAAAACTCATATCCATTGGTAATCTGAAGACCACTACATAATCATCATTTCTAATACGCATAAGCACTCCTTGCAAAAGCGTAGGTGTGCTTATATAGGGAGTATAGCACACAAAATTTAACCATTTCACGTTTATTTTTCATCCATTAAAACGCAAAATCACATCTATCATTCTAAGAACTAATACTATTTAAGTCAAGATTTTTGGACAAAAAAAAAAGGAACCCGTAGGTTCCTTTTTAAATTTTTTATCTTCAATACTATTACATGAAAGTAACGTTTTTGATAGCGATTTTGCTGTAATAATCAGCAGCGTTACCAAGAGAAGAAGTACTATCAGTTAGTGCAACGAAACCATAACGAGTTAGGAAACTTGTTACAAGCTCACCAGTGTTCGGATCCATTACAGTACCAGAACTCATTAGTGGGATGTATGGGCAATAGAATACACCAGCATCAGTTTCTTGAGTACCTTTATAACCGATTAGAACTTCAGTAGTATCGTCAGCATAGGTATCAACATAAATCTTCATTGAACCGTTTAGAGTACCAACAAACTTAACGTTAGTAGGTGCTTCGAAAGTACCTTCAGTAGTACGAGCAAAAGATGAAGTACCAGCAGACTGTAGAATAGTTAGAGCAGTGTTAGATACAACAGCCCAGTTTGCAGCACCGCGTTTAGTACGTTGAGCAATTTTGTTCGCTTGGTTGTTAATTAGAACAGCAAGAGCAGCGTGTTCGTCACCAACGAAGGTAGCAACACCAGTAACTTTAGACTGATCATAAGTAACAGCAGCAGCACCAGGTAGAGAACGTAGCTTGAATAGTAGCTCTTGGTCGATCTCAGTGGTGATTTCAGTAGCGATAGCAGCCATTAGTTCAGCTTCAATATCAATACCGTGCTGTGATTGTGCATCTTGTGCAGCTTCAACAGTCCAACGAGCAGATAGACGACGAGATTTCGCTTCTACTGTTTCACGTAGGATACGAACGTTAACACGACGACCCATTACACCTTCAAGCTGTGAAGTTGGAGCAGCTTGTGGATTATCATTACTTGAACCAGTTTCACCAGTATAAGATTTTGCAATTTTATATGGAGATAGTGCTTCTTCACCAGCAACAACACCAGGTGCATTGTCAGCGTATTGTACACGTAGGGTATGAATTTGACCTACAGGGCCAGTCATTGGCTGAACACCGATAATTTCGTTAGCGATAACGGTTGGCATTACACGACGAATGATTGGTAGGATAACTTTGTTTAGAGTTGCAACGTTACCAGCAGAAGTTGAACCAGAGGTAGCACTTTCAGTTAGCATTACTTTACGTTGGTTATCAAGAACGGTTTCCATTACAGTTTTACGGTTGCCCTTTAGACCCTCAGTTAGAGTACCTTTAATAGCAGCCCATTTACTTTCAGTTAAAAATTGTGACATTATTATAATCTCCTTGAAAAGATATTTTTCCTTTTTTGTATGATATTATTTATCAAACAAATTTTTTAGCATTTAATAATACGAAATTTTTGCAGTTTTTATTTGTTAAGACCTGCATTGCGAGCCAGAGCTTCTAATAGTGCTTTGTCTTCGTCATCAATTTCGCTTTCCGCAATAATACTTTTTCTGTTTCCGGTAATATCTTTAGATTCAGATAAAGTTGATTTAGCCTGATTATTAACTGCTGGACGGCTATTTGTAACAGCAGATTCTTTAAGTACGGATTTAATGTACTTGTTGAAATCATCTTTTAGATTTTCTGTAGCAGTACTTTCTAACAGGGATTCCATAATACGTTTTTGATTAGTGTTTAGTGGTTTAGTTAGCTCGGAAATCGCTTTTTCACGTTTCTGACTATCTTCCATAATACTAAGTTTACGTTTAGTTTGTTCTACTTGTTTACGAGTCTCATTTAAAGCAAGTTTAGTACTTAATACTTCATCTTCTTTAGATTTGATTGATTCGTTAAGTTTACGTAGTACTGAATTTTCTTTAAACTGGTTCTGTAGGAACTCACCAGCAAACGCTTCGAAAATTTTACGACCAAACATATTTTGTTTTGCTTCATGTAGCTCAGAACGTAGGTTAGTAAATTCAGCACGAACACTTTCTTCGATGAATTTAGCAGCAGTACCACTTGCACGTTCAACAAAGCGTTTTTGGGCTTCATTAATACGTTGTTTACCTTCTGCGATTAACTTAACACGTTGTTCTACTAATTGACGTTTCTCTACATGGAACTCTTTAAGTTCTTCAGCAAGTACTTTGTTACTGAAACTAACAAATTTTTGCATTGATTCATGTAGGTCTTTACGTTCAGTTCTGAACTGTTTAACTTCTTCAGCAAGTACTTCATTTGCGAAGTTTGAAAAATTACCAAGAGCAGAGCGAATTTTTACACGGTCTTCAACAAGTTTACGTTTTTCATCATAAACAGGTTTCATTTCTTCTTTAATAACGTTCTTCATTAAAGAATCAAGACCTTCGGTTAAACGATCTAAGTCTTCTTGATAACGAGTTTTCATTTCACTTCGAATATCAGCAGCAACTGATTTCTTTTCTTCATTCCATGCTTCTTGAATTAGCTTTTTGGCTTCTTCTGGCAGGGTAGATTCTTTTAGAAACTTTTCTAATTTAGACATTCGTTATCTCTCCTATATAGTACTGGAAATTGTACAGTACGCATTTGTACAAATATTTATTATAATTTAATTATTACCTTTCAAATCTTTGAAAAAAGCATAAATTTCATTTTCCACAGATTTAGGTGAATTAGAAGGTGCTTTACCTTCACGCATAATATGACCAGTAGGTTTATATAAAGATTCGAATACTACTTCAGGATAAGCATCTGGTGCACTTGGTTCTGCTACAATATCAACAGTGACAATTTCAAAGTCGGAAACAACACCTCTATGGTCTACGTTACCAGAACCACGGGAACTAACACCAAGTTTAGCCCCGCTTTCTAACATAATACGTATATTTGAACCCATCTGATTAGGGAATAATTTAATTACGCCATAACCATTGTTTCCTTCCATCCATACATCAGTAATCATTCCAGCTACACGGTCGATGTTAATAGTTAGTGTTTCAGGGTGATCGCATTCACAAAGAATACTTTTACCTTCAATTAACTTTTGTTTCATCCGTTGTACTGCATTTTGAATTTCATGAAGTGGATAAACACGTTCATTCAAATTGCGAGTGTCAGCTTGAATCATGATACCTTTAAGATAGCAATCTTTTGCACCTGTAATTGAGTTATCTTTGTACTCAACTACCATAGAAGAATCTTTAAATGAAGACCATTCTCTAATCATTGAACTCATAACAATGGCCCTCTATTAATTATTTCTT